GGCACAAATGTTGCATGAGAAAACTTGGCACAAATGTTGCATGAGAAACTAAAGTTGGCATGGTTCTTGCAGAGCCGTTAACATGAGCGGCATGGGTTGTCAAGTGTTTACATATGTGGACAAGTGAGTGCCAATGTAGTACCCAATAGCTCAACTCAAGCAACAAAAGAAACACAAGAACAATGTAACACTCTGTAACACTTTAATAGTTGACGTATAGAGTAACTTGCATATAATGAACGCCAACAACACAACAACACAGAGGCAAAACACATGGGCACACTCACTACATTAATAGACATACGCAACGACATAGTAGATCAATATATAAACGCTGGACTAGATCAATGGAGCAAAAAAATACATTTTGGCAAAGAGTGCAACAAAATGTCACGCGCTATAGAATCATATTTAGGAGTGGACATTGATACAGAGCATGACTTTCCAGAGACACTAGAACAACTAAAAGAGTCATTTAGTGATGAAACACTAAGCTGGTTCTTTAACTATGCAGTTAGAGAGCATGGCATACCAGTAACACTAATAGACGAAACAATAGCGACATGAGGTTGACTCATAGGTTAACTTGTGTATAATGAAGGCCAACAACAACAAAGGATTTAAACAAATGAAACTAACCGAAAGAAAAAGAGTAGCGGCGTTATCACCTGAATATGTCGCCAAAGTTAAGCAAGCCCAACAGATAGTTAAGCATCCTTTTAAGGTATGTTTAAGCCCTGACGGAATGACAGATAAAGAAGCCAGACAGGTATTAGCAGAATTCGCAGCACTATAAACAACAACAAAAACAAAGGAATTCAACACATGAAACTACGACAACTCGGATCAAACCAGACAGAACTAACACTACCTAACGGCGTTGTGGTTCTGTTCAGCTATGAGACACCAGTAGCAGCGCAGCTAGCATCAGGCAGCTATGTACGCACAGAGCAAAAGTGGTCGGTAACTACTAGCCGACACATCAACAAATGGTTGCAGGGTATCGGCGCGCAGGAAGTGCCACAGGCAGACTTGTACAATTTGACAGGAGAGGCCGCCTAAATGGAAAACAAGAAAGAACGCTGGTATCACTACGTCTATTGTGTTTGTATTTTTACTCTGCTTGTGATAGACTGGGAACACTTACTAACAACATGGGGATTCTAATGGGAACATTTGAAACAATAGCGGCGGCAATCTATCCTAAAGATTTGATTGGGGAAGAAGAGCACGCAGAAAACGATTGCCTACATGATTGGGTCTATCAGCCAGCAGAATACGAAAGTTTAGATGGTAGACAAACAATGGAGCAGTACCCTGCTTTGTGGTACTGTAAACACTGCGACGCAATTTTGGAGGATAATTAGCCATGAGCAGCACTTATCACGATATAGATGTTACAGATGAAGCAGAGCAAGCTAGCGAACAATACGAAATGATAGAGACACTTGTCGATCACGCTTTGCAGACCATGACAGTAGCGACGCTACTCTCTCTAGCGCATAGCCATTTACTTAACGAATATTACGAAAAAACAGACGAACAGGTAAAAGAGCTGTATGATAGTTTAACGGGTTACCTTGAAGGACCAAAGCCATGAGTAGATGTCGAGCGTGCGATAAACTTCTAGAAGAAACGGAGTTATTACGGAAAGATGCTAATAACGATTTTGTGGACCTCTGCAATGAGTGCCACTATGAGTCTACAGCAGCCGCTTTGTGGGGTGACTATGCATCGGAAACTGACGAGTCACTTGCTGACATGTTAAAACAAATGTCTGGCTTGACATAGGGAGGGAAGAGGTGTAAAATATTAGTATTATCTAGGTTTTTAGGTAATAAATTATCAATAACAAAGGAAAACTCTGTATGGCAGTTATCGAAGGCAAGGTGATTTTTAATTCATCATTAACAAAGACAGACGTATGGAATGGACAAGACACTGGGCGTTATACTGTATGGTTAGCGCTCAATGATAAGGATTCGCAATTTTTGGAGGAAAATGGAGTTAAACTAAAAGTGTATGGCGACACAATGCAGCGAAAGTTCGCAACTAAATACCGCGTCCCAGTGATAGATACGGAAGACAACGCTTTTAAAGGTGAAATACCAAGAGGCTCCGTAGTACGGGTTAGTTACAAGTTAGGACCGCCTGATCCTTTACATGGCACACCAACGTATTTAAATGCTGTACGCGTGCTGGAGTTAGGTGCTGAATCTAGCAGCGGACTTGATGAGGTCTGAGGCTAGCGTTTTTGTATCGCATGAGCCGTGCCCAAAGTGCGGCTCTAGCGATGCTCTAGCGCGATATAGTAATGGCTCGGCAAAGTGCTACAGCGCCGGTTGTGGGCATTATGAACGAGCTACTGGGAGTCTCGATAATATCGCATCTATACAACCAAGAGTGAAACCTATGGAAAATTTAGGGGTAGTTGCTGATATTCCCGATAGGCGGATAACTAAGCAAACATGCGCTAAATTTAAGGTCACAGTAGAGTACGACACTACAGGCAGTATTGCTAAGCACCATTACCCTTATTTTGCCGTTGATTCGGACGAAATGAAGGGCAGCAAAGTGCGATTGGTTAAGTCTAAAGATTTTTACGCTACGGGTGATTTAGGTAACGGTGTGGGTCTGTTTGGTCAGAACACGTGCTCGGGTCGCGGTAAGTACATTACAATCACAGAGGGCGAGTTAGACTGTCTTAGTGTGTCTGAAATGTTCGACCGTAAATGGGACGTGGTTAGCCTACGCAATGGCGCGTCTAATGCGTCAAAAGAGATAAAAGAGCAATTAGAATGGCTGGAGGGTTACGATAATGTAGTAGTTTGTTTTGATAATGACAAAGCGGGACAATCTGCCGTTGATTCTATCAAAGACTTGTTCTCCCCTAGCAAGTTAAAGATAGTTAAACTTCCTATGAAAGATGCGAGCGACATGCTACAAGCTAATAAGCTAGCGGCATTCGTCAAATGTTGGTGGGAGGCTAAAGAGTATCAGCCAGACGGTATAGTCAGCGGCATAGATACTTGGGAGGCTATAACCAATAAAATTAAAGTGCAAAGCATACCGTATCCGTGGCAAGGATTGAACGACTACACGAAAGGCTTTAGACCATACGAGCTAGTCACAATAACGTCAGGTTCCGGCATGGGAAAGAGTCAGATGATCCGTGAGTTAGAGTATTACTTACTGAATGCGACACAGGATAACATAGGTATTCTCGCGCTTGAAGAGGACGTAGCACGTACCGCTTTAGGTATAATGAGTGTAGCGTCTGATTGTCCTCTGCATTTAGAAGAAACACTAGATGTCAACACCGCTAAACTATTCTGGGATAAAACATTAGGGACCGGAAGGTATTACTTGTTTGATCACTGGGGTAGCACTAGCGAAGATAAACTCTTAAATAGAGTGCGTCACATGGCTAAGGCATTAGACTGCAAATGGATCATACTAGACCATCTTAGCATTGTGGTATCAGCACAGGAAAACGCAGACGAAAGAAAAGCTATTGACGCTATCATGACTAATTTACGCGCATTGGTGCAGGAGTTAGGTATTGGTCTGTTTTTAGTGTCTCATCTGCGACGTACTCAAGGAAGGGCGCACGAGGATGGCGGTCAGATTAGCCTGAACGAGCTAAGAGGCTCGCAAGCAATCGCGCAGTTATCCGATATGGTCATAGGCTTGGAAAGAGACCAGCAAGCAGAGAATGAGGACAAGCGCAACACAACCACAGTGCGCGTGCTCAAAAATCGCTATGCTGGTTTAACAGGCGCGTGTTGTTACTTATCATATGATAGGTTTACGGGGCGTATGTCCGAAACATCAAAGCCAAAGGATAGCTTAGGTGTCTAGTCCCCTATTTTTAGATATTGAAACAGACGGACTAAAGCCTAGCGTAATTTGGGTAGCTGTGACTATGCAAGATGGTGTCCTGGCGGAACACTACAACGCAGAAAGCCTCTCAGATGCGTTACAGGGCGATTTTAACGTGATTGGTCATAACTTGATAGGATTTGATTTACCAGTGTTGGAACGTCTCTGGGGTATATCTGTTGATCCTAGCAGGGTAGTTGATACTTTAGTATTGTCCCGTTTAGCATGTCCTGATAGGCCTAAAAAGCATTCTTTAGAATCGTGGGGTGATCGTCTGGGCTTCTGTAAAGGGGACCACGAAGATTGGTCTTGTTTGTCCTTAGAGATGCTTGAGTATTGTAAACGAGACGTACAGTTAACCGAAAAGGTATATCAAACAATCACATTTGAGCTAAGAAATTTTAGTTTAGAGTCTATTGAATTAGAGCATGCAGTAGCTAGGGTTATTCAAAAGCAAGTAGAGAATGGTTGGTTGTTGGATGTGAAGAAGGCTTCTTTATTACTATGTACGCTTAAAGAGAGATTATTTTCAATACAGGAGGAAGTAAAGGAAACCTTTAAGCCGTTAGCTACTTTCGTAAAGGAAGTAGAGCCTAAAGTTAAAAAAGACGGTAGCGTGTCTATCGTAGGTTTGAAATTTTTAGGTGACAGCTGGGTTGATGTTTGTGGCCCGTTCTCACGCATAGACTACCCTGAATTTAATCTGGGTTCCCGTCAGCAGATAGCGAGACATTTACAGCACTTTGGTTGGGAGCCTAAACAACGCACTGAGACAGATCAGCCCCAGGTAGACGAAAAGGTGCTATCAGATATTCAGAATATTCCGCAAGCAAAATTAATCTCTGAATATCTTATGATTCAGAAAAGAATAGCTATGGTCAATTCTTGGATAGAGTCGGCAGGGGATGATGACAGAGTGCATGGAGCCGTTAACAGCAATGGGACGGTTACAGGACGTATGACTCACTCGAAGCCTAATGTAGCGCAGGTTCCGGCTACGAGGGTTCCCTATGGTGAGCAATGTAGACAATGCTGGATTCCTAGCCCTGGCTATGACCTAGTAGGTTTTGATGCTAGTGGTTTAGAGCTAAGAATGCTGGCTAATTATATGGAGGATAAGGCTTATATAAATGAAATTATTAACGGAGATATACACACAGCTAACCAGGAACTTGCAGGACTTGAATCAAGAGACTCAGCAAAGACTTTCATTTACGCCCTTCTATACGGAGCAGGAGATGAAAAACTTGGGTCAGTGGTTGGCGCAGGCAGAGGTGCTGGTGCAGCGCTTAGAGAGCGATTTATGCGTAATCTCCCAGCATTTGCAGACCTTAAAAACGAAGTATCGAGAAAGGCTGCCTCTGGATTCCTCGAAGGACTAGACGGGAGGCGTTTAGCAGTCCGATCAGAACATGCAGCATTGAATACCTTGCTACAGAGTGCTGGTGGGATTGTCATGAAAAAAGCATTGACACTTCTCTCAGAATATGCTAAAATATGGAACATAGACTATAAATTTATAGGTAACATACATGACGAAATACAATCAGAAGTTAGACCATCCCAAGCAACTAAATTTGGTCATCTCGCAGTCAGATGTATCCAAGCCGCCGGACGGCACTTTGGATTACACTGCCCTCTTGATGGAGAATTTAAAGTGGGAAGAAGCTGGGCAGAAACCCATTGATAACGAAGATTATAGGAATAGCTCTAGACTAGGAACCCTTGCAGAGAGTAAAGCAATAACTTGGCTGTTACAGCAAGGCTACGAAGTGTTTAACAATGTTTGTAGTGCTGGTCCTGTAGATTTGATTATTATGGATCGTGAAGGAAGAACCGCTTTAATTGATGTCAAGACCTGTGCAAAACGAACAAACGGTTTTGGAGAAACAACGCAAAAAGCAGTAAGAACGGAGAAACAAAAAGCACTGGGGGTCCAGCTTCTTATGTACAGACCGGAAAACGGGTCTTTCTTTTGGGTAAACCATCAATCATGAAAAACATACATACACTAGTACAAGATATATACGAGCTTGTGAAGTATAAGCAAGTAGACGAAGCTGTAGACGCTGAGCTTATAATTGAAGACTTTGGCGAAGCAGTTAAAAATCTAATGTACAAAGAGTTTATTGACAGAGGCAGGTTTGACGGTCGAAAGTTGCGTATGTCAAACATTGGTAAAGAGGACCGATTCTTATGGAATCATTATAATAATGTAGGTCCGAAAGAACCTATGCAGCCTCACAATCTAGTGAAGTTTATGTATGGGCATCTAATAGAGGAAATGTTACTTACTCTGGTTAAGTTATCGGGTCATACAGTAACGCATGAGCAAGCAAAGGCTTCTGTTGAAGGCATTGAAGGCAGCATGGACTGCAAGATTGATGGAGTATTAACTGATATTAAGTCTACAAGCAGTTATGGCTTTAAGAAGTTTAAAGACGCTACTTTGGCTTATGATGATCCATTTGGGTACATTGCTCAGATTAAAGGGTATGCAGAGTCAGAAGGAGACACTGAGTTTGGCTGGTTGGCTATGGATAAACAAAATGGTCATCTTACTTTTTTGAAGTATGATATGAAAGATGATAAAGCGCCCGTCCATAAAGATATAGCTTGGGACATTAAAGAGCGAATCATCCACATTAAACAGATGGTAGAGCAGGAAAACCCCCCTGAGCACTGTCATGAGCCTGTACCGGACGGAAAGAGTGGTAACATGAAACTTGCTGTGGGTTGTTCTTACTGCCATTTCAAGAATGCGTGCTATCCTAAACTCAGAACCTTCGTTTATTCGACTGGCCCTAGATTCCTAACGGAGGTAGTTAATGAGCCTAAAGTCCCTGAAATCACGAAATAAGAGTGTTTATCGATCAGGGCTTGAGAAGAAATTTGCTCAAGCAATGCCGAAAGGTAAGTATCTTTATGAGCCTTATGATATTCCATATACTATGCACAGGAAGTATAAACCAGACTTTGTATGTAGAAAGACGAAAGTGTTGATTGAATGTAAAGGTTTTTTTAGAACAGGAGACACTCAAAAGTATACCGCTATTAGAGATTGTTTAGAAGAAGGGCAGAAGCTAATATTTATTTTGGCTGATCCTAACAAGAAGTTGCGTAAGGGTGCTAAAATGACTATGGGACAGTGGTGTACTAAAGAGGGTTTTGATTTTTATACAATAGATGAGTATGCGGATGTCATTAACAATACTTGAGATTAAAGAAAGAATACTACAGCAGTATGATACTGATGATCTTATTGATGCGTTAGACATATCTGCGGAGGAGCTTTTAGATAGGTTTGAGGATAAACTAATTAACCGCTATGATGAGTTTATGGAAGACCTTGAAGATGAGCACATGCATCAAGAATATAAAGAGGAGCTAGATGAAGAAGTCAATTAATGAGAGTGATCCTAGAGATTGGGACAGAGCCTATAAAACAGCGGTTGCGGGCCGCTCTCCCTCTGTTGTTCCAGAAAAGACAGCATATGATATTATGGAGGAAGAGGCCAATGGAAAAGAAGAAAACATAGAAAACCGGCGTATCGTCGGCGCTGATCAAGATATGGTAAACAATCCTTCTCATTACAACGAAGGTAATATTGAGTGTATAGAAGCTATAGAAGCCATGCTAACGCAAGAAGAATACATAGGCTATCTTAGATT